GGGGGGGGAGCCGGTCGCAGGCGGCGGTTTGGCGGTGGAAGTGGGGGAGTTGGAATGAGCGCAATCAGAAAAGCCGCCAAAGGCGGGCAATGCACGCCGAACATCGCGGGCGTGTGCAATGACAACCCTGAAACAACCGTGTTGTGCCGTTTCCCGGGCGAGACGCACGGGGCGGGATTGAAAAGCGGCGGTTTGGGCGCGGGTTTCGGGTGCAGTTGCCGCCGCGGCGCGATCGACGGCAGGGGCGCAGGCCTAAGCCGCGAAGACAAGGAATTTTATATGCGCCGTTCGCAATTGCGCACGATACGCCGCCTTGAAGCACTGGGGGTTGTCGGCGTGAAAGGCCGTCTGAAATGAACGGGGCGGAATTTACACTGACGCCCCAAAACAAAAAGCAGGTTATGCGGTCGATTTGGGACAGCCCGGACGGGTGGTTTGAAAACGGCAACCTTGAAATCACAATCCGCCCGCGCAAGTCAAAACGGAGCATCGAGCAGAACAGGCGGCTATGGTTTTTGTATCGTGAAATTTCAGAAAAAGTTTTTATCGATGGGAGAAGGTTTAGTCAAGATGTATGGCATGAATTTTTAAAAAGAAAATTTATTGGATGTATTGAAATGCCTAACGGGCAATTAATGGGTATATCAACGACAAAATTATCAGTTCGGGAAATGTCTGAATATCAAGAAAAGATTATATCTTGGGCATCTATGGAGCATGGTGTTTTATGGGATTAACACAAGAGGTTTTAAAAGAATTATTAAGATATGATGACAATACGGGAAAGTTATATTGGGCGGAGCGTCCAAGAAAGTATTTCAATAGCGGTTTGCATTACAAATCTTGGAATACCGGATTTTCCGGCAAGGAGGTTTTCTTATACAAAGGCAGGTTGGGGTATTTGAAGTTAAAAATATTTAAGAAACAATATAATGCACATAGATTAATTTGGTTTTTTGTTTATGGGAAACACGCTTCTTCAATAGACCATATCAATAGGGATAAGACAGATAATAGAATATCTAATTTGAGAGATGTTACACATGCTGAAAATATGAAAAATAGAGGGAAGTTTAAAAATAATACTAGCGGGCATACTGGGGTTTATTTCCATAAGCCGTCTAAGAAATGGCAAGCTAGGATTATGGTTAATAGAAAAAATAAAATATTAGGTTTATTTGAACATATTGAAGATGCAGTGAAAGCGAGAGAGGCAGCATCTAAAGATTTTGGCTTTGTAGTGTAACCGCCTGCAATCGCGGGCGGCGGTAGAGTTTGGAATCGTTTGGGATGTTTAGGAGTTTGATTTGATGTCGGGATTGTCGGATATTGACAAGGTGTACCAGGGGGTTGTGGATTTGCACAACGCGGAGCAGGTGGTCAGCCGCGAGGCTTTGGCGGAAACGACCGGCCTGAAAATGTCGGAAATCACTAAATTTACCAAGCTGCTGGTCGAGCACGGCAAAATCTACCGCGTGACAAGGGGGATTTTCAAGCCCGCCATAGGGTTTGGCGAGACGCGCCCCGTCAGCGTATCGGTATTGGATTCGGGGATGGGCGTATTGGAAATAGGCGATACGGTATTGCACCTCAACCCGCAGGAAATGCGCTCGTTGGGGGCTTTGATGTCGGGGTTCGGACAGCAGTTTTCCAGTATTCAGATGGGGCGCGAGTTTTCAGTGTTGCGGAATTATCTGGAATGTTCCGCCAAAAACGGGAGGTTGGATTTTTAATGCCGAGATTGTCAGATGAGGATTGGCGCAAAGTCGAGCTGGATTACCGGCGCGGGGTTTTGAGCATTGCCGAAATCGGGCGCAAATACAATGTTTCGGCGCAACACGTCGGCAGGGTTGCCAAAGAACGCGTGTGGACGCGCGATTTGAATGACGAGGTACAGGCAAAGGCGCGGGCGATGGTGCTGTCCGCGGACAAAAACGGCAATGCGCCGGATTATGCGGATTTCAACCTTAAATAAGTAACGGACGCGGAAGCGAAACGGGTTGCCGCCGTACAGCGCAGGCATCGGAATTTGGCGGAAAACCTGTCCAAAAGCGCGGAGCAGATTGTCGCGGAATTGTACGGAAGCCCGGAGGACACATTCACAAAGGCGCGTATGTTCCAAACGGTGGCGGCGGGGTTTAAGGTTTTGGTGGAAATCGAGCGTAAATCATACGGTATGGATACCGCCGAATCGAAGATTTCGGAATCCGCCAAGACGGCGGGCATCCGTATCGAATTTGTAGGGCCTGAAGATGACGGGAAAGACGGTTGATTTGAAATTGCCCGCAAAACTGGACGGGCTGTTCAAGCCTTGCCGGTACAAGGTTATGTACGGCGGGCGCGGCGGCGGCAAATCGCACGGCGCGGCATCCGCACTGCTGGCGCTGGGGGCGCAACGCCCTTTGCGTATTTTATGCGCGCGCGAAATTCAAAAATCGATGCGCGATTCCGTACACCGCCTGTTGAAAGACAAAGTGGCGCAGTTGGGTTTGGGGCATTTCTACGAAATAACCGACTTCGAGATACGAGGCGCAAACGGCACGCTGTTTGTATTTTCGGGCCTGCAGTCGCATACCGTGGACAGCATCAAATCGTTTGAAGGTATCGACATCGTATGGGTTGAGGAAGGGCACGGCGTCAGTAAAAAAAGCTGGGACGTGCTCACGCCGACCATACGCAAAGAAGGTTCGGAAATTTGGATTACCCTCAATCCCGATATGGAGACGGACGAAACCTACCGGCGTTTTATCGCTATGCCGTCCGAAGACACTTGGCTTTGCGAAATCAACTGGCGCGACAATCCGTGGTTTCCCGAAGCATTGAACCGGGAGCGGCTCAAAGCACAGCGTTCGATGAATAAAGAGGACTACGGGAATATTTGGGAAGGCAGGCCGCGCATGGTATCGGAGGGGGCGGTTTACCGGCATGAAATACAGGACGCTTTTCATTCCGGACGCGTTACGCTCGTCTCTTATGATTCTTCTTTGCCCGTGCATACGGTTTGGGATTTGGGCTGGAACGATGCCATGACCATCGGGCTGGTGCAGCGCGATTTGACGAGCGTGCGCATCATAGGCTACATCGAAGACACGCACCGGACGTTGGACTGGTATGTTGCCGAATTGGAAAAGCTGCCCTACCGGTGGGGGACGGACTTCCTGCCGCACGACGGCAGGACGCGCAACTTCCAAACAGGCAAAAGTACGATGGAGATTTTGACCGGACTGGGGCGCAAGTCGGTTTTCGTGCAAAACGCCGCCGGTATCGAAGAAGGCATCAGGGCGGCGCGGATGCTGTTTCCCAAAGTGTACTTCGATAAAGACAAAACAGCGCGGCTTTTGGAATGCCTGAAACGGTACGGCCGCCAAATACATGCGAAAACAGGCGTGGCAATGGGGCCGCTGCACGACGAATATTCGCACGGCGCGGATATGTTCCGCTACCTGGCGCAGGCGGTTGATTTAATGGATACAGGCAGCAATACGGGATACACGGAAACGCCCGTATCGGATTGGAGGCTTTATTGATGGGGACGGACGTACCGGAAACAGGCGTATTGCCCGATAAAAACGGCGAACCGCTGACTATCGGGGAATACCGGCTGTTTGTCGATGAAATGATGAACCAACCTGCATGGCGTGCCGTTGCCGACAAGGAAATGGACTACGCCGACGGCAGGCAGCTTGACAACGAGCTTTTACAGAAACAGCGCGAGTTGGGCCTGCCGCCCGCCGTTGAAAACCTCATTACCCCGACCCTGCTGTCGGTACAGGGATATGAGGCGACGATACGGACGGACTGGCGCGTGACGGCGGACGGCGAAACCGGCGGGCGGGACGTGGCGGACGCATTGAACTTCAAACTCAACCGCGCGGAACGGCAAAGCCGTGCCGACAAGGCTTGTTCGGACGCGTTCAGGGGGCAGATAGCCTGCGGCATCGGCTGGGTGGAGGTTACACGCAACCCCAACCCTTTCGAGTTTCCTTATGAGTGCGGCGTCATCCACCGCAACGCCATCCATTGGGATATGAAGTCTTACAAATACGACCTGTCCGATGCCCGCTGGCTGATACGCCGCCGCTGGCTGCTGCCTGAACGCCTGGCGCAATTCTTCCCTGAATATGCCGGACATTTCAAAGCGATGGGGCGCGGCGGTTCGGATTGGCGCATCAGCGGGGAAATGCTTGACGGCGGCGGCAATACCGGATTGGCGGACGCTTGGGGTATTTCGGGGCGCAACACCGTCAGCGAAGAGTTTTGGTTCAATGAAACCACGCGCGAACTGGCGGTGGCGGAAGTATGGTACAGGCGGTGGGTAACGGCAGACTGCCTGCGCGACAAAAAAACAGGGCGCACGGTGGAGTTTGACGGCGCAAATCCAAACCATCGGGAGATGGCGGCAAACGGCGCGCTATTGTTTGCCGCTTCCGTCCCGCGTATGCGCCGCGCCTTTGTCGTGGGGGATTTGGTCGTCCGCGACGAGCCGACCCCGTATCCGCATCAAAAGTTCCCCTACGTCCCGTTTTTCGGATTCCGCGAGGACAACACCGGCATCCCCTACGGATATGTCCGCAATATGAAATACGCGCAGGACAACCTCAACAGCACCAACAGCAAATTACGATGGGGTTTGTCGGCAATACGCACGGTACGCACCAAAGGCATAGTCGATATGTCGGACGAACAGTTCCGCCGCAATATCGCTCGGGTGGACGCGGACATCGTGCTGAACAAAATAGAGGCCGCCCAGCCGGGCGCGCGTTTCGACGTCAGCCGCGATTTCGAATTGTCGGCACAGCATTGGCAGATGCTTCAAGACAGCCGCGCGACAATACGGCAAATCAGCGGGATTACCCCGTCATTTATGGGCAACCGGGGCAACGCCACCAGCGGCAGGCAGGAAAGCATCCAAGTCGAGCAGTCCAACCAGTCGCTGGGGCTGGTTATGGACAACTTCCGCCAGAGCCGCTCATTGGTCGGCGAGTTGCTGCTTGCGATGATTATCGAGGATTTGGGCTCGGACGAGCAAACCGTCGTCATAGAAGGGGACGCCGTCACGCAAGGGCGGACGGTCGTCATCAACAGGCCTGAAACCGACCCCGTAACCGGCAAGGCTTATTTGTCCAACGACCTGCAAAACATACGGCTGAAAGTGGCTTTGGAAGACGTGCCCAGCACCAACTCCTACCGCAGCCAGCAGCTGGGTGCGATGAGCGAGGCGGTCAAATCCCTGCCGCCCGAATATCAGGCGGCGGTGCTGCCGTTTATGGTGTCCCTGATGGACATCCCGTTTAAAGACAAAGTGATTGAAAAAATCAAAGAAGTCCGAGTGCAGGAAACGCCCGAACAAATCGAGGCGCGTATCGCGCAGGCGGTGCAGGACGCATTGGCAAAATCCGGCAACGACATCAAACGGCGGGAATTGGCACTTAAAGAACAACGTACCGCGAGCGAAATCAAGGAAATCGAAGCGCGGGCGGTACAAATCGGCGTGCAGGCGGCTTACGCGGCCATGCAGGCGGGCGGGCAGATAGCCGCCATGCCGCAAATCGCCCCCGTTGCCGACGCGGTCATGCAGGGCGCGGGATATATCCGGCCGGCGCGGGGCGACGATCCCGGCTTCCCCGTCCCCGCCATGCCGCCTGAAACGCAAATACCGCCCGAAGGCATCCCTGAAGCCTACGGCGCGGATACCGGCCCGATGACGGCCGTGCCGCCAAAGAGTGCGAATCACGCCCAAACAGGCATGGAAACGCCGACGGTGTCGGACAACCTCTGAACGCGGTACGCGGGCGGCAAAAAAGCCTTTCGTTAAATGAAAGGCTTTTTTGCAACCGCTTTACACGAAGGCGGTTTTTTTGTATAGTTCGGTTCACGAGGCGTCGAAAACCTCTACTAGAACGGCATTCACCCCGTCAGCGTGAATTTTTTACGTCCATAAGTTTTCCTGTTTGGTTGTTTGTTTCGATATATCCGAACTGGTTTCCTATGGTCGGGAGGGTGCGGAATACAATACCCGCAAGGGGAATAACGCCGGCCTTTTCTAGTAGGTTTTCGAACCTCCCGACCACCCATTTGGGTCTTTCGAAACTAAACTAGGAAACTATCATGAACGTATCTGTTCTCAATTTTGGTAACACCCCTGTATCTTTCCGTCAAGACGGTTTTTTAAACGCAACGTCTATTGCCGCGCATTTTGGCAAACTTCCTAAAGATTACTTAAAAACCGAACAAACTCAACAATATATCTCTGCTTTAGCAGAAAGTTTGAGTGAAAGGACAAAAATCCTAACAGATGAAAATCAATTGGTTATCGTTAAAAAAGGTAATTCAAAAAATTTCACTCAAGGTACGTGGCTGCACCCCAAACTCGCTATTCACTTCGCCCGTTGGCTTAATCCGAGATTTGCGGTTTGGTGTGATGAGCAGATTGAAATTTTACTTAACGGCAACGTTTCAGACGGCATCAAGCCCGCCAAAACCACCGCCGACGACCGTACCGGATTGCGCCGGGCCGTCGCCGCGCTTGTCGGACGCAAAGGCATAGACTACTCCTCCGCGTACAGTATGATACATCAACGCTTCAACGTCGAATCCGTCGAAGACCTCCCTGCCGGGAAGCTGTCTGAAGCCGTAGCCTACGTCCATGCGCTGACCCTGTACACAGGCTTAACGGGCGAAGTGTTGGACGCACCGCCCAAAGCCGAGCCGAAACTGCCCATCGACGGCAACGCTTTGGCCGACATTGCCGCTATGGTTTATTACGGCACACGGATGATTGAATCGGGCAAAGACGTTTCCGCACCGCTCAAACAGCTTGGCAACAGACAGGCGGTAACGATGTGGACGGTTTGGCACGAAACCCGTCCAATCCTGAAAAGATCCGCCGCGGCCCTCGAAGTGTTGCGG